ATTTATTGCTTGTGTTGCAGTTTTAAAATCTTGAGTGGAATCACCTTCCCAACCTTCTCCACCAGCTGAACCACCTTGATTTGCTACACCATTTGGAAATCCACCAGCACCACCCCCACCTTCACCTATAATACTTGTGCCAAAAGGAGTAGGTGTTGGTGATGTAAATGTTGTATCACCTCCGTTACGAACATTTGGTTCAGCTGTATCTTTACCACCAGCACCAACTGTAATAGGATAAGTACCACCACCAACTACTGGAAAATTTTCTATATAAACTAAACCACCAGCACCACCACCACCAGCGTGTTGTTGATTACCACCACCTGGCCCATACCATCTACCACCACCACCGCCACCGCCGCCTACAACTAATAAATCAATAGATTTTGCAGTCGGAGGTGCAGTATATGTGTAAGGAGTTGATTCGTTAGTACCAGTTTCAAAGTCACCACCAGAGTGCCAAAATGCTTGTATATTTGTTGTAGCTGGTGATGGTGTAGTGGTATCATTTGTATAAAAATCTGAAGCAGAATCGTAAGATGCATTTGTATTTTCAGCAGTGTCTACTCCAGACTCATTGTTAAATTCATCTACTATACCATCTACTAAATTAAACAAAGTTAGTCCTTCATTGACTGCCATTTTAAAACCCAATACACCGATATTAAAAGCATTTTCATCAATACCAGTCGTATCAATTTCACCAAATGAACCATCACCACGAACAAATTGTGATGGTGGGCCAGGTAATGCTAACTTACTTGCTGAAATGTTTGCACTAGGAGAGATGTCTTCGTTTTTTACCTCTGCACCTATTTTAGAACTATCAACTGCACCAGTATCTATTTCACCACTTCCAATAACATCATTATTTAAATTTTGATTTTCTAATTTAGTTATGCCCATTGTAATGCAACTCCGTGAATTTTATTACTACCAGTAAGTGATGAACCAGTAACTTTCCATCTCATTTGTACTTGTGGACTAGCACTACCAGTTAAAGGTGTAGAACCAGTAAATATTTTGATACCACTTGAACCACTTACATATCCAGTATCAGTTAATGATACTGAATTATATGTAGTATTATCTCTTGTAACTGATATTGCAACATCAGTATTTAAATCATCTGCTATTTCTGCAAATAAAACAACTCGTGAAGTAGATGGTGTAGAATTTGCAGTAAATGTATCTGAAACTAAAGTCATAGAATTAGAAGTAGTTTCTGAAACAGATACATAAACAACACCACTTCCACCATTACCACCACCAGCTGGTGTTGTACCAGAAGCACCATTGTTACCAGCGGCACCTCCACCTCCCCCAAAAGATAGTGCTGCAATCTGTGGCCCAAACTGAGGAGGGGATGTTCCGTTCAATAATGGATTTTGTGGAGTCGCATCAGCTGGTTCTGCTTGAGAATTAGAACCACCTATACCTCTACCACCTCCGCCTGGAGCTTCTGGGCTGTAAGATACGGGCATAGGATATCCACCAGAACCACCTCCTCCACCAGCATAAACTATCGGAGTTGAACCATCTGCAATATCATATGGTAATCCAGCACCACCAACTGCATAAACATTAGGAGTTGGATTAGTAGCGTGTTCACCAGCACCACCTCCAGCGCCGTGTGTATATTCAGAAGTCATTTCACTATTAGAACCATCTCCACCATAACTACCTTGTAAATTAAGATTAGGACTTTGGTCAACAGCATTATCACCAACTGGTGTTATGCCTGGTATGGGGTGATTTGTTGCTTGTGTAAATTCTTCTAATGCTGTTGCTTCTGGAACATAACCATGACCACCACTTGAACCACCTTCAAATCCAGCACCAGAACCACTTGGCCCATTATAATTTCCACCAGCACCACCACCTTCACCTATAATACTTGTGCCAAAAGGAGTTGGTACTGGTGATGTAAATGTTGTATCTGCACCAGATGTACCTCCGTTAGGTTCATCACCACCTCCAGCTCCTACTGTGATAGGATAAGTGCCACCAGAAACCACTGGGAAGTTTTCAATATAAACTAAACCACCAGCACCTCCACCGCCACCAGCACCTACCATTGAACCAGTTACACCAGTACCACCAGCTCCACCACCACCTATTACTAATAAATCGACTGCTGTTGCGTTTGCTGGTGCAGTATATGTAAATGGTGATACTTCATTATTAGAAGCTCCACCACCATCTGTTGACTCATTATCATTGAAAGTGCCGTCATTGTGCCAGAATGCTTGTATGTTTGTTGTTGATGGTGATGAGGCAACATTTGAGTAAAAATCTGAAGTAGAATCATAACTTGCGTTTGAATTTTCACTTGTATCAATACCACCCTCACTATTAAACTCGTCCACAATACCATCAACAAGATTGAAAATAGTGAGTCCTTCATTGACTGCCATTTTAAATCCTAACACACCAACATTAAACGAATTATTACTTACTACACTTATATCAACAGCACCAAAACTTCCATCGCCTTTTAAAAAATCTGATGAACTTCCAGGCAAACTTAATTTATTTAATGCGATTGCAGCTGATGGAGATATATCAGTATTAGTGATTGATGAGTTAGTTATTTCAGCAGATGAAATTGAGTTGGGTTGAATCTGTCCAGAACTAACTTTACCAGAGTCTTCAATCATCTCGTTGTTTACTTTAGTATCAGACATTTTACCTACTTGTTATTTTTTAACATTTTTTGTAGTTCTGTTGTAGAACCAACAAACAATGCGTTAGTTACATTCTTTGGCCCCTTGTCTGGTAACTCTTTCAACTTTTGCATCTTCAAATGTAAATCACCAAGTTTCTCTGTGACCTCTGCAACATTTTTTATGAGTTGTCCAGCAACTTCATATGTTCTTGGATGTTCACTTTCCCTTGCAAGGTCTAATATACCTTCTATTGCATCTTGTCCTTTTTCAACTAATGAATAAAAGTTTTGTCTTTGATATTCAAAATCATTACCTTCATTATCTGATTTAACAACAGTTTTTGGTTTATCTTCTACCTTCATTATTTGTTCACCTATCAATGTTTCATCTAAAATATTATTAACTTTGGACATTAGATTATTCCATATACTTTTACTTCACCAAATACTGGATATCCAGTTGTGGAGTAATCAAAATTACCACCACCACCTCCACCAGCAACTTTAATTTCAAAAGATATATCAGTAAAGGTTGTTGCTTTATTAGAAATTATATTAATACCATGTTCGTAATAATCTGTGTTTGAACTTCCGTACATCATTGTTTTAGAGATACAACTACCTTGAAAATCTGTATCTAACATATTCATAAAAGTACACTCTCCAGATGTTGTCATATCTTCATTACTACTAAAGTTTTGACAAAACACCATTATGTCATCAGAATCACCATATACAACAGAATTAGTAGTTTGGTCTGCTCTGATATAATGTAGTGAGTGTTTGACAGTTGATGATGTACCCTCTGATAATGTACCAGCATTACCTAATCTTACAATTAATGCACAATTAGAAGCGTTTGCTGAACTTTCTGTTTCTTTTACATTGTATATTACTTTATAGTTTCTGTATGTAGAAGTGAATATGTTTTGAAAATGAAAAGGTTGATTAGCTGCAGAACCAGAAGCGACAGTTTTTGTTTCTAGTAAAACTAGTCCACCAGCTGCACCAAATTCAAGTCCAGTTCCACCAGTATTTACTTTGACTGCTTGACCACCAGAACCTAAAGTATTAATGTTAAATAATCCAATTTTATCTACAAAAGTTTCGTCAAAAAGTATTCTGTCATTTGCATTTGTACTAGAATTATCTGTTCCATCTAATACTAAAAAATCACCTTTGTTTGCACCAGCACCATCTGTTCCATCTAATATAATTGAATCGTTCTGTAAACCTAGTCGTGTGTCTGCATCTATTTTTGCTTTTGATATACTATTACTTGCAATATCAACGGCCTGTATTGATGCATCTGCAATAGCTCTACTTGGTAATGTTCTTATCGGCACTTTTCTCTCCTACTCTTATTTATTCATCTTGTCCAGTTTTTGGATTATAGTTCTTTGCATCTTGGAAGAATGATGTTGTCTCATTAAATCCAAAGTTATCATCAAAGTCTGCTGTGATTGGGTCTGGGGTCACTGTATATCTTTGTTCTCTCTTCGGTGATTTATCTGGTAAATCTGTATACTGGTCAACTTGAACAGATTTAATTATTGATTGTTTAGTAACTGGGCCGTATAGGTAAAATTTTGCAGTAAAAGATAAAGTATAAATGATTGCTCTTCTTGCAAGAAAATCACCCTCATAGTTGTCTTCGTAATCTATACCAGTCAATACAATAGGTACATCCCTTTTTTGATTCATGTCTGTGTTGTCATTAACAGTAATAGTATATTCTGGTTGAAAGAAAGGTAATATCTGTTCTATAATTTGTAACGCATCATCACCACTTTTGGACATTACAAATAATTGAAAGTCAATATTATAAGGAACAGGCATAAATTGTGTTTCTAATTTAGATTTACTTGAACTACTTACTTTTTTCATTTTAGTAATTCTATTTAATTTTCTTGCTGGGTCATAAGATATTGTAGATATTTCAAATGCAAGTCTTGGTAAAGTGATTGCTGTAGATTTATTCAAACTTGCATCTTCTCTTATTCTTGTTAAGAATTTTTGTTTAGGCCCATATGCAAGAGGAACTTTCATAGATTGTGTAACAACACCAGAGTTGTTTTTCTTAACAATCTGAATATTATTAAATATTGTTCCAAATGATACAACCATTTTTCTGATTGTTTCGTGATAAAATTGTTGTCCTAACATTATGCTTCCTTCCCAGCGTCACCAAATGGATTTGACTCAGAAAAATCTAGTATTGTATTATCTAGTCTCTCAAATAAATCGTTTTGAGATTTTTCGTCTTGAGTTTCCATATCAAATACTTCATTTATTAAATAATGATTATCTTCTTTTATAGATGATACAGTTGCAGTATAAGCTGTACTTCTACTTGTGATAACATCATCTTTGTTTATTTGTCCGTTTATATATTCATAGTAAAAAATATTACCCTCTATAAGTGTAATAGTTGCAGTCGCACCACCACTTGTTGTAATAACATCTCCCTCTTCAAATACACCAGATGGATTTTTTACTATCATATAATATGTATCTGTTGTTTCAAGTAATACAGATGTTGCACCAAACTGAGTTTCAGTAATTAAATTATCACCAGCATCAGTTCCATCAGAATCTGTTCTATCTAGTAATAATAGATTACCATCTTCTAATGCAATCTCTTCAGTAAATGTTGATGATTGTTCAAGAGTAAATTGATGGTTTAAGGTATCTAAACTTTCTACATCATCAATATTATCAAGTGTTGATATACCAGTGTTTATATCTTCACTACCATATTCAAATAATCTACATTTTAATTTATAAACTGGATTATTATCTAATTGAAAAAAAGGTTCATCGTGGTCAACAAAACTTATTTCAAACATTTTATTAATTACTGGGTGAAAAACTAAATCACCCTCTAATGGTCTGTCTGCATCTGTAACAGAATCTTCTCTTGTAATGTAAGATGTACCAGCTTCAATTTTAGAATCTAATGTTCCATCTTCTAAAAGAATCGAACCACCAGTTCCATCATCAGTTCCTTCTTCTATTGCGATTTGTTTTGTTAAGTCTTGAAATCTTTCTTTGTTTACAACAAAAGTTATTTCATCTTTTATATCTAAACCAAATTTAGACACAAGTTCTT